TACAACAAATAAAAGATAATCGTTATAGTGTTATTCTAAAATCCAGACAGATGGGTATATCTACGTTGACCGCCGGCTATTCGCTTTGGGCTATGGTATTTCAAGAAGATTTTAACGTGTTAGTAATAGCAACAACTCAAAATACTGCAAAAAATCTTATTACAAAGGTTAGGGTAATGAATGATATGTTACCTTCGTGGTTGAAAATGAAAAAAGAAGAAGACAATAGATTATCGCTTAGATATGCAAATGGTTCCCAAATTAAAGCAGCATCTAGTTCGCCTGATGCAGCAAGATCGGAAGCACTATCTTTATTAGTAATAGACGAAGCGGCGTTTATAAACAATGCAGACGAAGTATGGACATCGGCTCAACAAACGTTATCGACAGGAGGTCGTTGTATTGCATTATCTACACCAAATGGAACCGGTAATTGGTTTCACAAAACATGGGTAACTGCAGAAACAACCGATTCAGAATGGAACCCTATTGTATTACATTGGACACAACACCCAGACAAAGACCAAGCTTGGAGGGATAAACAAGACCGGTTATTGGGAGAAAAAATGGCTGCTCAAGAATGTGATTGTGATTTTGTTTCCTCTGGTAATACCGTGGTAGCCGGTGAGCTTATTCAGTGGATGGCAGACAATACAGTCAAAGAACCTATAGAACAACGAGGAGCTAAAAAAGAATTATGGATATGGAAATATCCCGAAGAAGGAAAAAGATATATAGTTTCTGCCGATGTCGCGAGAGGTGATGGTAAAGATTATTCGGCCTGTCATGTAATCGAAGTCGATACTATGGAACAAATTGCAGAATTCAAAGGTCATATTCACACAAAAGAATATGGAAATCTATTGGTAAATTTAGCAACAGAATATAACGAAGCTTTACTGGTAATTGAGAATGCAAATATAGGTTGGGCGGTTCTACAACAAGTAATAGATAGATACTATAGAAATCTATATTATACATATAAACACGACGGCGTAGTAGACCCTGAAGTACATTTAGGTAAAGGTTATGATGTACAAGACAAAGATAAAGCGACTCCAGGTTTTACGACCTCCGCTAGAACCAGACCACTTTTGGTAGCAAAACTAGATACTTATACTAGAGAAAAGGCATGTATCGTAAGATCGAAAAGATTGATCGAAGAAATGTTCGTTTGGATATGGAAGGGAAATAGAGCAGACCATCAAAACGGATATAACGACGATTTAATTATGTCTTTATCAATTGGTCTATATGTTAGAGACACAGCATTGAAATTATATAGTGCTGGACTCGCATTAGATAAAAGAGCACTTGGTACTATGGGTAGAGCAAACAACGATGCTGCTGCATATAACGGAAAACAAGTGTACGAAGAAAATCCGTGGAAACAGGATATTGGAAACGGTGAGCAAGAAGATCTCACCTGGTTATTATAAAAGAGAAATTAAATGGCATCATCAAAAACATTTTTTGGAAGATTACAAACGTTATTTTCTAGCGGAACAATAGTTAGGAAATCGGAAGAAGGATTAAAAGTAGCAGACATAAACAAAGTACAAGCAAACACAAAGTTAGCAACCAACAGATTGATAGACAGATATTCTAGGTTATATCAATCAACCCAAAACACAGGATATAATCAACAAACGAATTTTCATACAATGAGAGTTCAATTGTATACCGACTATGAAATCATGGACGAAGATTCAATTATATCTGCAGCGCTTGATATATATGCCGACGAATCTACTTTGAAAAACGAGTTAGGAGATACGTTAAAAATATCTTCAGAAAACGAAGAAATTGAAAAGGTATTGCAAAACTTATTTTACGATATATTAAATATTGAATTCAACGCATGGCCGTGGATTCGTAATATGTGTAAATATGGAGATATGTATCTTAAACTAGATATTACAGAAAAAGTAGGTATTACAAACGTTACTCCGCTTTCGTCTTATGAAATGTTTAGAGAAGAAGGATTAGACCCTCAAAATCCAGAATTAGTTAAATTTGTTCACGATATGTCTATGGGCGGTCAAACTTCCGTTGGTATGAAAAACAATAGTGTATATCAAAACTATGAAGTTGCTCACTTTAGATTACTTAATGATATGAACTTCTTGCCTTATGGTAAATCAATGGTAGAACCTGCAAGAAAAACTTGGAAACAATTAACTCTTATGGAAGATGCAATGATGATTCATAGAATTATGAGAGCTCCTGAAAAACGTATATACAAAATAGATATAGGTAATATTCCACCGAACGAGGTAGATGCTTATATGCAAAGGGTAATGCAGTCAATGAAAAAGACTCCGTATATCGATCCGAATACAGGTAACTATAATCTTAAATTTAATATGCAAAACATGATGGAAGACGTTTATCTTCCTGTTCGTGGTGGACAATCTGGTACAGAAATAGATTCACTAAGCGGAATGGATTTTGGAGGTATCGACGATGTAGAATATCTAAAAAATAGAATGTTTGCAGCATTGAAAATTCCTAAAGCGTTTATGGGTTATGAAGATGATTTAAATGCTAAATCAACGTTAGCAGCTCAAGATATAAGGTTCGCAAGAACAATAGAAAGAATACAAAGAATCTTCGTTTCTGAATTAACAAAGATAGCGATGGTACACTTATACTCTCAAGGATTCGAAGATAAAGATATGTTAGACTTTGAACTTGAATTATCTCCGGCATCAACAATTGCAGAACAAGAGAAAATGGAATTGTGGGACACAAAAATCACGTTGGCTTCTTCAATGAAAGATTTGGAAATGATGTCCGAAGATTGGATATACGAAAATGTATTTAAGCTTAACGAAGATGATATGAAATTAGAAAAAGCAAGAGTCGTATTAGATACTAAGGAGAAATTTAGAAGAGGTCAAATTGGTATCGAAGGAAACGATCCTAAAGATTCCGGCGAAGCTCTTGGTACTCCACATACATTGGCTACTTTAAATCCAGAAAAGAATACTCCAGAAGCAACAGACCTTTGGGGTAGCGAAGATAATGCAGATTATTCAGGTGCTGGAGAACCTGCAAAAGGAGAGGAAGAGAAAAAAGAAGAACCTAAAAAAGAGGAAAGTACATTAAAAACTAATGACCCACTTGGTAAAAAAGAAAGAAAAGCAGCAAGAGGAATGTCGAGGAACGAAAGAATACAAACAATTAAATCAATGTTTAATCAAAGAGTATCGAAAGAAAGTTCTTTGCTAAACGAAAATAATATAATTGATGATAAGTAATAGTATAACTTATTTATATTTATATAATAAATAGACGATAAAGAAAGATGACAAAACATTCTAAATATAAGAACACAGGAATATTATTTGAATTGCTGGTAAGACAAGTGACGAGCGACACTTTAAGTGGTATGGATAATTCTCCAGCCGTAGACGTGTTGAGAGAGTTCTTTCAAAAAAATACTTCACTAAAAAAAGAATTAGGATTATATCAAACGCTTCAAAATCAAAAATTTAAATCAGAGTCTAAAGCAAATGTGTTTATCGACGCTGTATTAAAAGAACATACTAAGCTAAGTAAATCGACTATTAAAAAACAAAAATATAATTTAATAAAAGAAATAAAGAAGCGATATAATCTAGAGAGTTTCTTTTCTCAAAGAATCAACAATTATACTTCGAACGCTTCTATATTTATGTTGTTTGAAGGATCGACTCCGTCAAAGCTTATTAAGTTTAGATATAACATAGTAGAAGGAATTACTGGAAAGAAAAAGCAATTAAAAGAATCCCATTCTATATATCAAGAACAAGATAAAGATATTAGATTACTTTCTTATAAAATACTAATAGAAAAATTTAATGAAAAATGGGGAGATAATCTAGGTACTAAGCAAAGAAATCTCCTTAAAGAATATATTAACAATATTTCTAATACTACAAAATTAAAAGATTATCTTTCGTCTGAAATCTCAAAATCAACAGTTGTATTAAATAAGTTGTCGAAAAAGATTGCCGACCCAATAGTTAAAATAAAATTACAAGAAGTAAGTACTCAAATAAGAAATATGAACTTAGAAAATAATGTCAAAGATAAATACATTATATCTTTAATGAGAACTTACGATTTAATAAAGGAGGTAAAAAATGTCATTAAATAAAAAACTAAACCAATTATTTGAATCAAAGTTTAAGAAAATTTCAGAAGAGGAGATAGAAGAAAACAATGTTACTGGAGGTGGAGAAGCTTATAATACAAAAAACGCATTTAGTAAAGATGGCAAAGAAGATACCAATGGTAATGCAGATAATTCTGGGTATAAGAAATTAAAAAACGAATCTATGTTTAAATCACTATCAAAACAAATGTTTTTAGGTGAAGTAAACTATAAAGAATATAAAACAGACGAATCGTTATCGCAAAGACAAAAGGTAAACAAAAGCATAAGAGAAGTCAACGGGAAGTTATTTAGAATAGAAAGAATAATCGATCAAAATATAAAATTAAAAAACGAATCTAATATCGACGAATCCAAGTATTGGGAATCTACAAAGAGAAATCTATTGAAAATAGAGCAGAAGATGATAAGATTGGCAGAAAAATTTAGGAGCTTCTAATGAGTAAATCGTTATTAATAGATTATAATATGTTTGAAGTATCACCGAAAATGATACTTGAGTCAGAACAATCCAATAACGGTAGAGTTATTGTTACAGGTGTATTACAAAGAGCAAATGCCAAAAATCAAAATGGCAGAGTATATCCAAAAGATATATTAGAAAGAGAAGTTGCCAATTACGCTAAAGTTCAAATAGCAGAAAATAGAGCTCTTGGAGAATTAGACCATCCTGAATCATCGATCGTTAATTTACAAAATGTTTCACATAACGTTAGGAGAGTTTGGTGGAATGATAATGATGTTATGGGAGAAGTTGAAGTATTGGGAACTCCAGCTGGAAACATATTAAAAGAATTACTAAAAGCAGGAATTAAATTAGGTATTAGTTCGAGGGGCTTAGGTTCTGTAAAAGAGTTAGAGGAAGGAACCGTAGCAGTAGAATCTGATTTTGAATTAGTATGTTGGGATTTCGTTTCCAACCCATCTACTCACGGAGCGTTTATGCGTCCAACAAAAATGAATGAATCGGTTAATCGTACGCCGTCTGATAAGTATGAAAAAGTAAATAATATAATGAATCAAATGCTTTGCGACTTAACATGCAAATGCAGTTTACCAAA